CAACAGTGACTAGTCTTGTTACAGTAGACCACACAGACTTACGAGTATCACGCCATGCTTCTAGTAAGCCACGCATCTCAGTTATATCTTTATGTGCGTCATCATCTAGCAGTCCAATAGAACGTAAGGCTTCCTTTGCCCCACGTCTTGCTGCACGATCTAGCATAGCTTCTAGTTCATCAGATGTTAGCTTAATGTCCGACATGGCCTAGCTCTTATGGTTTAGTAGGCCAATCTGACTCTTCTAGGTGAGGCCAGTTAGCATGAGATGTAATGTCACGTAGTGCTTGACGGTAAGCTGTTTGCTCTGCTGTCATAGTCGGACTATCTGGCATTGCCCACCAATCTGTTTGGGATAACAAATCATCACGCTGCATTCTATTACCTGTTGCATGACCTAAGTCATAATCGGCAATCTGTTCCGCTGTCTTATCTACAACAGAAGTAACTATTACCCAATTACCATCAACTAAAGATGGTTGCTCTGCAAATTCTACTTCTTGAGTGCGTTCATCATAACTTGGAACATCTTGCGTAGTTACAGCATAAAGATTATAACTTGCTAGTGTTTCCGCACTTATCTTTCTTGGAAAAGAAGTGTTTGGATTATCACGGCGCAGATCGCCAAGCGTGTAGGGGTATTGCTCTACTGCTCCGTTTGCTATTTTGACATACATTTTTTTTAGTTCTCCTTAGAAGTTAAGCGTATTGTCTACTAAATTAAGTGTTCCATATGATCCTGAATGGGTTTCTGGGCTAAACGAGTATGTACTATTAGCAACAGACCCAAGACTTACTATTGTTGGAGTTTCTACAATTTCAGTACCAGACCAATCAGATGTTACATCTGCTATTGTAAAATTGGCTCCGCTTAAACCATTGGCTTGGTCTGGCATATCATATGTTCCAGTGATGGATGTTAAGTTAGTTGGCACATTAAAAGTCAATATGCTACGGACGCTATTAGTGTCTTGCACCATCAACTGAAATGCTACATTTGCATTATCTGGTGATACACTAATGTTACATGGTTGATATGGAAGGCCTATCTTACGAGCGCCTGATGTATCGTCTTTACGATGTATATTAATAACTTGAGAAATGTTAAAGCTGCTGTCCAACTTAAACAAAAAAGTATCGTAATCATCGTAATTATAGCCATAATTTTGGCCTGATAATAAATAGGTATTTCCGTTACCATCCCTAGCAACTATAGGATTATATAACAGTTCTCTATTTGCTGAGGATGATGCCCATTTTACAGGAATAAATACATTTTTTACGAATGTACCTGAATGTGACAGTTCTGTTATAGCTAGTCCATAACCATAATCAGCATTACCCATATCAACAACACGGCGGCACATAGCCTGAACCGCCAAGGCGTTGTTTTCCGTTGATGTGCTATTACTGCGGTTCCATGTGCTACCAATGTAAAACTTTTGACCGTTTATATAATCTTCTATTCTTCTACGAAACCATACAGAATTTGCGTTAACATTGCGGTTCATAACAAGCATTTCGTCATTATTATTGTACTTGCTAATGGAATAAGCTGTTTGATAATCATCTCTAGCAATAGGATTATCATAAAGTTGTTTGTCATAATCAATCTTCACAACGGAATTTTCGTTGCTTTTATAATACCCTTGCATTGCTCCTGTTGACAGCAGTACACGATCATATGCTGCCCCATAACCTTCATTCGCATTAATACGGTACAAATGCCCTGCTGTCTGATTGTATCCTATGCCGTTACCTTTACCCGCATATACTGCCTCTTCCCAAGACCTTGATGTCAAGGTAGAGTTATATCTTGCCCAATATGAACCATGGCTCCCCCAAGCATAAAGATAAAAATTACCGCTAGTATCTAGCATAATGTTGGGGGTCATTTTTCCTATGTAAAAGGTAGGATTATTCCCGTCTTGTGTTCTTACAGACCCATAAATACCTTTTATTAAAAGCTCTGTACCGTCTGTGTCTATGTGAGCTACCATTATGCGATGTGCAGAGTTACTATAATCATTTGTGCTATTTTTCATAATGAAAGAGGAATAAAGACGATTATCATCATCATGCACTAGACATACAGCTGGCCCCCAGTTCATACAATAAAGATTACTGTTTGTAGTATTTAGACTGTGTTGGATTACATAGCCACCTCCGCCACCAGCAGCAGCCATCATTGTTTTTTTCCAGTTTACCATTATAGACTATCCCATATCTCTTGAGGCTACAAACCCATACCATGTTGTACCACCATTATGTGTGTAGAACATAAACTGATCAACAGCAGATGCTGTATTTGTTATATCAGGTGTTCTGCCAAAGGCCCAATCAACAGAACTAGGCCATGTTACAGTATAGCCACTAGCACTAGCATCCTGCACTAACTTTAAAGTAAACCCATAAGCTGTACCACTTAATGGTGGGTTAGTAAAAGTAAATGTAGTGTTTTCACTTAGCGTATGACTAAAGACGTTACCTGCTTCACAGTTTACTATTGTAGAACCACCTGATGAAGAAACACTAGCAAATGTTTCATTATAAGATGTTACCACAAGTTCGCCATCAATGTCAATATCTCCTGTGTAAGTAGATAGACTATCAAGCTTAGAATCTAGCTGTGTTTGTACATTAGATGTAACACCATCCATGTAGTTTAATTCTGTAGTACTTGCTGTGATACCTTGTAGTGTGTTTAATTCTGAAGTACTTAAAGTAGCACCATCAAGAATGTTTAACTCACTAGTAGAAGCTGTAATACCGTCTAGCGTATTAAGTTCTGCTGTAGTTACTGACACACCATCTAACACATTGATGTCTGCACCTGTAGCAGTTACAGCAGTACCGCCTAATGTAAGACCGCTTGTAGTAATGGTAATATTAGTAGAGCCATCAAAGTTAGCTGAACCTGATGTAACACCTGCTATAGCAATAGTACGTGGTGTAGCAAGTGTTGATGCAGTATCTGCATTACCAGTAACGTCACCTGTTACATCACCTGTAATTGTACCTGTTACTGCTGCATTACCTGATACGTTTAGAGTCGCCACATTAGCAGTATCAATAGAGCCTGTATCAATATAAGCAGTGCCGTCAATATATGCATCACGCCATTCGCTTCCAACAGCACCAAGATCGTAAGAATCATCAACAGAAGGAATAAGGCTTGACGCAACATCTGCATTTACTGTCACCGTGTCTGTAGCTGCATCACCTAGTGTAGTATTACCTGAAAGTGTTGTATCACCTGTTACACCAAGTGTACCGCCTACAGTTGTATTGCTTGATACAGATAGAGTACCACCAATAGTAACACCACTAGAAGAAGTGATAGAGCCATCTAGGTTAATATCACCAGATAGATAAACATCTTTGTATTTCAGACTAGAAGTACCCAAATCCACTGTAGCAGTAGTCTTAGGACGTAGTACAGTAGTTGTAGCTACAATGTCTTGCGCTGGGCCAATAACTTCGATAGGTGCACCTTCAGCAGATGTACCATCATGAGTATGTCCAGTAGAGCTACTAAAGGCACTCTCTATGGCATTAAACTCTGTGTCTAGATCATCAGCATCAATAACGTTACCGTTAGCTATGTTATCTGCTGTATCAGTACGTGTGTAACCTGTACCCATGTTTTTTCCTTACTGTCTATCTTCTGTAGTAAACTCTAGAATGGCGGTATCAAGAGTAAAGCTTGCATTTGTACTATTGTCTTCGATACGCAGAGCAACAGTTCTTCCTGATCCTATTAAGTTATTCTTGTATGTTTCATCACCTGGACTGCTATACAGAGATGTACCAAAGATAGACTCTGTAGAACCGTATACTGTACCACCACCTGTACCAGTAATAGTAAACGCTGCAGGTTGTATTGTGTTAGCATCATTTCTATCTAACTTAATGCTAGCACTGCAGTTAAATGATCCTTCTGGTTTAAGATACAAGTCTAGCTTATAGAAAGTCTTACGTATTTGTGGATCATTGATTGGCATGTAGGCAGACTCAAAGATAGCATCAATGTTTGCAGTATCTCTATTAGCACCTACTTCATGTCGATACACATAGCCGTCTTCATTAGCTGTATAGATGATCTCATTATCATCAACTAAAACTGAGTCAGCTACATATACTTTATAACCTTTAAGTTCTGCCCACTGAAAGCCTTGTCCACCTTGGTCAATAAACTTAGTAGCTAGAACACCTTTAGCAACACTAGCTCGTTCTGTAGATGAGTAGCTAAACAAACGATACTGTGCTTTCTCACGAATAACATAACTAGTAAAGCCTGTTGCTGTAGCCCTCTGTTTGTTTAACGTAGGACGGATATTCTTTGATGTAACATCTAAGCCAAAGTCACCAATACGTTCTGTAGAGCTAAGTGTTCTAACACCATCTGGTGCAAGGAACATAACATCACCGCCAACCTCTTGTATCGTATCAGGTTCTAAACAACCAATGTCATCTGTGATAGGTGTTAATGTAAAGTCTGCTGATGTAGAACCTGTAATGCGTACAATTTTATCTGTACAGAAAACAATAAGGCTCTCACGATATACAGCCATACCAGTAATAGGTGATGCTACATTAATAGAACCTGCACCACTAGCTGGATCAAAGTCTGTATCAGTGTATGGTGCAGTAAAGACTAGCTCTGTTCCTACAGCAAAGAAAAGTGTACTCTTGTATAGCGTAACAAAGGAAGCATCTTCTACTGCAGTATTACCTGTACCAGAACCTGTTAAGTAAGTTAACGTACCAGCAGATACATCATAGTAAGCTGGATAGTTAACACCATCAACAAAGACTATCTTTTCTGTGCCTGTGAAGTTATAATTAGTCTTTCTTACTTTAGATATGTTAGTGTCGGGTGCAGTACCTAAAGATGTCCAGGCTGGTGTAGCATCATTAGCGTTTATCTCATAGTAGATACCATTACGTACAGCAATAGCTTTCTGCGATCCTGACTCACGTATTACAGCTAAGCCCTGTACAACACCTGTACCTGTTACCGCTACATCAGCTAGCTTCTGGTAACCTAATACTTTTTTGTATCCACCATCTAGTGTAGGCTCAAAGTTCTGTAGGATAGACGCAGAACCTATGGCAGTCATACCATGCTGTAGAGGGCTAAGGTTAGAGATTAACCCTCCACCAAACTGGATAGGGAATGTTTGCCACTGTGTAGCCATTATTATGATACTCTTAGGCTAGGTGTGTTACGTGAAATAACTGTGGAACGTATGTAGTCATAACGGTTAATGTATAGACTACGCATGTACTTAATGCCTGACTCAAACTTACCTTGTGCAATCTGTGATGCTTGTGTATCAGCACGGAACTGATAAGCGTAGAACATTGCACCGTCTACAATAATATGCTTAAACTCCAAAGGAACATTAGGAACATCATCGTATAGCTCAAGCGATACTGGATTGCGGTAGTATTCATAAACTAACTCATATGCTTTATCTGGGGTAGGAATAACAATAAACTCTTGGTTAGGTGCACGTACAACATGACGTGGAAGAGTTTGCATATCACTACCAGAGTTATACTCGTAATCAATGTAATTGTCAAGATATTCTTGATAGTCCATCAGTTTTAATTTAGTTGTACTGACGTTTAGTGAATCGTCTTTCTTAATGCGGAAACTGTTCATGTCAACAATCTTAGCATCTGTAGGATAATCATAACGTGTGACACCTGCAGTAAGTGTCTCTTCCTCTAGTACGTGATTCCAAGGCCAGTTATGTTCTTCGTGATTAATGTGTCGCAGAGAAGCATTTACAGCATCTTTAGCTGTATTGTAAAACCCTGAAGCTGTAGCAAAGTTAGAACTTGTTAGCTCTACTTCGTTCAGCCTACGGTTAACCTCGTTTACTAGTCCTAGATAGTTATAAGCCATTATTTATTCCTTACACGTAAACGAACCTTACGCTCTACTACCAAGCCATCTGAGCTAGTTATCTGACAGTAGAACTGATACAGTATATTAGTAGTGCCTGATCCTAGACGTGCTGTAGTAACAGTGTTTGTGTTAGTAGCTGATACTAACTGTATACCGTTAACAAGCTGACCACTAGGAATAAGCTCTGTCTTTACACCATCAGCGTCATCAACATACCAAGTAACACCACTGATAGTTGCACTACCAAGAAAGCGTGACCAATCAATGCTATAGTCTAGTATTTCGTCAGGGTCTTTGTTAGGCCATT